TCCATCATCAATTGTTAATACTTTTCCTTTATTATTTTCTTGAAATGCTTTTGCAACCATAAATGAAGTACAGCCAAGCCCTGTGCCAAATTCAATAAAATTATTTGGTTTTTTCATTTTAATTAATGAATACATAAAAAGACCTGTATTAGTAGTATCGTATCCTGGGCCCTCTTCTTTTAAATATTTTAATAATTCTATGAAATATTTATCCACGTTATGTCTTTATTATTAATTCTTTAAGTCTAGTGTTTAATATTCCAATTTTTTCTGATAAATTTTCATTTATTTTTAATAATGTTTCAATATATATTTGTTGTGTTTCAATTCTTTCGTTTAGATTTTTATTCATCATTACTTCTGATTTTTTAACAGTTATTTCCATTTGAAGTTTTTCTTCTAATTCTCTTATTTTAATCTTAAGTTCTTCAATTTGTCTTAAATATTCTTTTTCCATTATATAGCTCCTTTACAAGATTCCGGCATTCCCAAAGAAGGTCTATTATCATATAATTTAGGCATATTTTTTTTTATTTTTTTATTATAATGCAAAAAAACTTGAATACACTCTTTTCCATTAAATTTTTTTCTCCAATGTTCTAAATCACAACCAGAATATATTAACATATCTCCTGAATTTAATTTTATTTCAATATTAGGTTCAATATAAATAGGCCACATATCTCCCCCCAAATTTAAGGTAGTAGATATTTCACACTCAGGTCTATCGGTATGTTTTTCTAGTTCATCATTTTTTTGATAAGCTCTACAATATGTATACGTTGGTATTAATTTATAACTAACAGTTTTTTCCATAATAGGAATCATCTTAATTAATAAATTATCTAAAGCAGTATCACCATATAATATATATGTGTTTTTCCCAGTAACTTGCGTATCACCAAAATATCCATAATCTAAAGATTCTTTTGGTATAAAATTCTTGTTTATTAATATTTTATATATGTTTCTTTTTAATAATACATATTTATATAAAAAATCTGCTAAATCTTTAGAAATTGCATTTTTAATTATTTCATATTTATTTTTTTTAAAACTCATATTATTTCTTTAATATTTATATCAAAAGCCATGCTAATTCTTTTTTCATTAGATTTATTTTCCTCAACAGAATGTTCTAAATAAGATGGAAACATAACTAATGTTCCTTCCTTAGGTTCTACGTGCCAACTTAATGAATTTAATTCATTAAATTCATTTGTTTTAAATTTAAAATATTTACATCCATAGTTGATGTATGGATTATGGTAAAATATTAAATTACCACAATTTTTAGGTGTTTTAATATAATAAACACAACTAAAGTCAGCACCTGCATGAGTATGTGTTTGATTGGCATTATTTTTTTTATTTATTGTTATCCAAGGTCTTTTAAATGTAATTTCAATTTTGTTTTTAAAAGAAAATTTATTTAAAAATTCATAAATAGTAGGTGTTATATGTTTAATTAAATCATCTAATATTGGATTACGATCTATTGGGTTAGAATGAAATCCCCCTATATTACTATATTTTATATTTAATTTTTTTTGTTCTTTTTCTAAAGAACTTGCAAAAAGTATTAATTTATCGTTCGTTTTTTTTATATTTTCTAATTCTTTTATAAATAAAGGAACTGGAAATATTTGCATTAAATTCATATGTACCATCCTGCTAATGTATATCTATCTTTTTTTATTACTTTATGTACTTTATGTAAAATATTACCATTATCAAATATTAATATTTTTCCTGTCTTAGGTTCTATTATTTTTATATTAATTAACTCAGTTTGTCCACCAACAAAATCATCATTTAAATATATAAAAAATCCACACTTATCTCCTTTATCAAAATGAGGATCCATATAAGAACCCACTGGCCAACACACAATTTCAAAATTAGAAATTTTTTCCCATAAAAAATATTTAAAATATTTATTTTTAATTTTATCTAATATTTTTTTAAATAAATTATTCTTAATATTTACTATATTTAAAGGAATTGTCCCAGTTTCTAATGAACCATGTTTATATGTTTTTTCTTTATTCTCATTATAAAAATTTATAATTTTTTCACAATCTTTTTGTTTTAAAAAATTATTTTCAATAAAATATTTCATTTGTATAAAGGACCCAATGACCACAATACTAAAGAATATCTTTTTCCTTTTGTAACAGGGTTTACTTTATGCCAAACAAAAGATGGAAAAACAACTATAGATCCACGTGGTTTTATTTGTTCACATGTTATGATAGAAGAAGATGGTTTTTGTATTTCAGGATCATAATTTCTATAATCAAATTGTAAATCACCTCCTTCATAATCATTTGGATCTGATAATGATATAATACAAGATATTTTTCTAATTTTATTGTCAAAATTTTTATCTTTTGATTTCATTGGGATACCAAAATCATCCGCATGCCAACCATAATGTTGATTTTTTTTATATTCTGTAAATTGAATAGATTCACACCAATCAAAATCAAAATTCCAATTAGCACTTTTATTTGCTGTATGAACAAAAGGAAGTATTTCATTATATATCCATCTATCATTTAAAAAAACAATATTAGAATTTCTTTTTTGTCTTAGATCTTTTAATTCTTTTTTTGTTAATTTACTATTATCAGTATATTTACCAATACTGCCTATTTCTAATTTTTTAGATAGGCCTAATTCTATAATTTTATCACATGTATTGTTTGATATTGCAGAATTAAAAAACCAATAATATTCTTTTAATGTCATGTTAAATTCTTCTGTGTTCTGAGTTTGGATATTTTAAAAGTGTTCCGTTTTTTCTATGAACATCATAAAAAAAACTAATCAATGTTAATCGCTCTTCATTATTTTCATTATCATAAGAATTAACACCATGTGATATAGAACCATCAAAAATAATTAATCTATTATAAATAGAATCAAATGAAGCTGTTTTTATAAAATTTGAATTATTATCTTTTAATGCTTCTTGATAAATTTTTGAATTTTGATTTTTATTATTTAATAAATAATCTTGTTTTACTTCGGTATTCTTATCCATTTTATAATTAAAAAAATCCTTATTATTAAAAATAGCGGTGCCATTATTAGGATCTTTTGATAGATAAACTATGGCTGTAAATTCATTTTGATCTTTATGTACCCAACCCTCTCCTTTTTGTTCTTTTGGACTAATTCTTTGAAAATGTTGTGTGCATGTCCAAAATAAATTTTCATATTCATTTGGAAATATAATTGCCATTATTTTTTTTGTATTCCAAATAAAAAATTCTCTATGAATTTCTGCTAATGACTCTGTTCTTATTCCAGGCCATTTTCCATTAGGATCTCTATGATATTTAAATGAGTTAGATAACCCAACAACATCGTCCGGATTTTCAAAAAAATTATCTACACAAGTTGTATTCCAAAGCATATATCTTTATATGCTCTATATAATACTTTATTTTTTAAATGTAAAGGGATTATACTAAATTCCAAGAAGAAGTAGAGGGATTCCAATAATAATAGATATCATTATTTTTAGCCACCCATCTTTGTTCTGCTTCATTCCATTGCTTATCTACTAAAAATGTATTTTCATCAACTTGTCTGCTTTGAGGATAAGGAACAGGAGCTTCCCAAGACCATGTAGTATTATTTAATGTCCATGAAGTGTATGGTTGTTGATCATAAAAAACATTATTTTGAGAATCATAAACAAAACCTTTTCCTGCGTAATTTGCTCTAAATTTTTTATTATATGAAGTTTGTTTCCAAATACCTCCCTTAAATAAATTTTGACAATATGTTTCACCATCTATGTGCATATCATTTTCACCTAATGGACCATTTGATGTTGGGACATCATTTCCAATAACTACAACTCCTTCAACTATATTATTTTCGTTTAATTTTGCAAAATGTGCCATAATTCTATGTATAAGTTAATGTTCCAGACACTGTGAATGTTGCATAAGTATCTGATCCAGCAGTAGCTGTAGTATTAGTTACAGGAGCAATTGATATTTTAGGAGCTATTGAAGTTGGATATCTAATAACAACTATTCCAGATCCTCCCCCACCTGCGACAAAATATTGTTCATTAGCTCCACCACCTCCTCCTCCAGTATTAACTGTTCCACTTACACCTGGTCCTCCTGGTCTAGAAGATCCAGCTCCTCCTCCGCCTGTTCCACCTGCTCCACCAGAATAATTTGGCCAATAAACTCCACCACCACCTCCTCCAGCTCTAGTAACTGAAGATCCTGTTATTGAAGAAGCTGTACCCGCTCCACCAGCTCCACCATTCCCTTGACCATTTGGTCCAGCAATAAATCCATCTTCTCCAACAGCATTTGCTCCACCACCACCAGCTTGTCCACCGAACCCAGGTTGATTACCTCCATTATTTCCTTCTGAAGGTGAGTATCCACCTAAATTACCTGATCCACCTGTTGTACTTCCTCCACCCGCTCCTGATCCACCTGGAGCTAAAGGATTAGTTCCTGGAGCCGCATATCCTCCAGCACTTGCTGATAAAGTTGTTTTTGAAGCTATTGAAGAAGCTTCTCCTCTTGATCCTGAAGGGTTTGGATTAGATTGTCCACCAGTTCCTCCAGCTCCAACTGTTATAGTTGTTATCGATGTACGTACATTAAATTTTGTTCCACCAG